TTCTTGCTGACTGGGGATTGGTTGGTGTCGTAGATGCTACTAAGATACAAGATATTGCACCCTTAAATCAAATTAAAGTATTAGCATACAGAGATAAAGGTGATTGGATACTTGAGACAAAGTATAATATAGGTAGTAAAAAGAAAAAAACTGAAGAATGAATGGTCGTTTAGACAAGGTTGAGATGACTGCCAAGGTCACTAGAATGAAAAATGGAGTTGATTGTAAAGCGTGGTATCCAGAGTGGGATAAGCGTCAAAGAGGTGCGGCATCCCGTATACTTACTAATGTATTAGAAGTTTTAGATGAATATTGGATGTAAACCGAACTGACTTTTTTAAGTGTTTGTGGTTAAATAGTAATGTACGCCATAAGGGTACACAATTCACACTCGCTTAATAAGGAGAACAATGACTAATTTAGCACAATACCATACTGCTAATCTTCCAGAACTAATGAAGATTATTAGACAAAATGGTATAGGAATGGATGATTACCTAGACAGATTCTTTAATGAATCACCACAATCAAACTATCCACCATACAATTTAATACAAGTAAATAATCATGAGTCAACGTTGGAAATCGCACTTGCGGGGTTCAAGAAAGATGAGCTCAAAGTCTATACAGAGTTTGGAAAATTATATGTTGAAGGCAAGAAAGAGACTTCACAAAAAAATGGAGAATTTATCCATCAAGGATTGGCCCAACGTAGCTTCCAACGAGTTTGGACGATCACAGACGATACGAAGATTGGATCCGTCAAGTTTGAAGATGGACTCCTCACCGTGGAATTAAAGAAAATAGTTCCAGATCATCATACTCGAAAAGAGTATCTATAAAAAATATAAAGGGTTCCTTGACGGAACCCTTTTTTATTGGTATAATTGGTACAGATAAAACTTTGTTATGAGTGAAGAGTTCAATCGCATAGCATCAGCACTTGAAAGAATTGCTGATGCACTTGAAAAGAAGTGGCACATTGATATTGATCATGGTCATATTGAGAAGATAGATAATATAGAACATGGGGATATTGACACTCATCATCATTCATTTTAATCATGCCTAAAGAAGTAAAGTATGTTCCTGTAGTGGAACCAAAAACAACTTCCTGCGTAGAGTATATTGAACTCGGTAGTTAGAGTATTACAAAGAAGTTTGGGTAATCCAGCAGAAACTTTTGACACGGAGAAACATTGGGAATATGATGTTCCTTGGTCGAAGGAAAGAGAAGAAGAAGTCTTGATTAAACCTGTTAAGATAGAGGAAGAAGATGTTTCTACTTATGAAGCACCAGAACCCGAATGGGGTAAAAATAAAGAGGATACGAAAAATGTACAGAGAGTGATATTATGAAAAAACAAACAAAACTCAAATTTAACATCAGACAAGATGGATTAGTTACAGAAGAAGTTATAGGTGTTGTTGGTAATGCCTGTCAAGATTTAACTAAATTAATAGAAGAACGAATTGGTGAAGTTACTTACGTAGAAACTAAACCAGAATACTACCAAAATCAATTACAAAAGGATGTCACACTTCAGCACAATCAAAACGAAACTTAAAGATAGATCTATACTAATAGAAGCACTTGAAAGGTTAGATGAAAAAGTTAATCAACCTTGGAAGGGAACATCTGTTATAGAATTAGTTCTCTTAGATGAAGATCATGCTGAGAATCATGTAACTACTGAAGTTGATTTTTCTATCGGTGTTGATGTGGGATTTAAGTTAAATGAAAAAACAGGTGAGTATGAACTCATTGCCGATAGGCAAACATGGAATAAAAAAATTCCAATAGAGAGATTTCTTGAAAAACTTACTCAACAGTATGCTAGACTTACAATTCATGATGCTGTTAAGGAACAGGGTTTTGTACTAGAGGAAGAATGGGAGATGGATGATAACTCCATTGAACTAACAGTTACTAGGTGGGATTAAATTATGACAATTAAAGTTGCACTTTTACAATCTCAACAACAAGTGATTGCAGAATTAAAGGAAATAATATCTGAAGATAAACCAGTTGCTTATCTTTACTCAACCACATCTTGTTGAATTTAATAAGTTTTCATTATCGGAGAATGAAAATAATCAAACATCCATTGAGGTATCTTTATCTCCTTGGATACTAGCATCCGCAGATAAGGAAATACCAATTCCAATCAATCAAGTGATTGCATTGGTAGAACCTTTAGAGTCAATTAAAAAAATGTATTTGGAAAAAACAAATGGAAGAAGTAATCAAACTGATAGTTCTATCGAACGGGAAGAATCTGATAAGTCAGATTGATGAGGTAGGAAGTGCTGACATCGGACAACCTGATTGTAAGTTAACAAAACCATTTGTTGTTACTGGTGATGGGACACTTGAACAATTCTTAATAGGTGTCACAAGAGATGATGCTTTTATGATAGGATCTGATAAGATACTAACAATAGCAGAACCTACACCCACACTGCTTGAAAAATATTTGGATTTGACTAAGGAATGAGATTCTATACAAACGTTCAGATGGTTGGAGACAACTTCTTGGTGCGTGGTTACGAAGATGGTAGACACTTCGCAACCCGTGAGAAGTTTTATCCAACCCTTTTTGTTGACTCAAAAAAGAAAACAAAGTATAAGACACTAGAAGGTGATTATGTAGAGGCAATTGAACCAGGTAGTGTGCGTGATTGTAGAGAGTTTATAAAGAGATATGATGGTGTAGAAAATTTTAATGTTTATGGTAATGAGAGATTCATATATCAATATATCTCAGACAAGTATCCCGATCAAGAATTGAAGTTTGATATTGAAAAGATTAAATTAGTCACACTTGATATTGAGGTCAAATCTGAAAATGGATTCCCCGATGTAGAATCTGCTGCCGAAGAAATACTTCTTATATCAATTCAGGATTATACTAGTAAAGAAATACTTACATGGGGTCTAGGACCTTTTAAGAATAAGCAGAAGAATGTAACATACAAATCATTTAGAACCGAACATGAACTTCTAAGTAATTTTATTAACTGGTGGATGATAGAACAAAATACACCTGAAGTTATTACTGGTTGGAATAGTAAGTTGTATGATATTCCATATGTTTGCCGTAGGATTGAAAGAATTCTTGGTGAGAAGTTGATGAAACGTATGTCACCTTGGGGTCTTGTAACTGAAGAAGAAACTTATATCGCTGGTCGTAGACATATCTCATATGACATTGGTGGTGTATCTCAACTAGATTATCTAGATCTCTATAAGAAGTTTACTTATAAGGCACAAGAATCATATCGATTGGATTATATTGCTAGTGTAGAACTTGGGCAGAAGAAATTAGATCACTCTGAGTTTGATACCTTTAAAGATTTCTACACTAATGGGTGGCAGAAGTTTGTAGAATACAATATAATTGACGTGGAACTTGTTGACCGTTTGGAAAGCAAGATGAAGTTGATTGAACTTGCCCTCACTATGGCATACGAAGCTAAGGTAAACTACGAGGATGTATTCTATCAAGTTCGTATGTGGGATACAATAATCTATAACTATTTGAAGAGGAGAAACATTGTTATTCCTCCAAAAAATAGATCCGATAAAAACGACAAATACGCAGGTGCTTATGTCAAGGAACCGAAAGCAGGAAAGTATGATTGGGTTGTTAGTTTTGACCTCAATAGTCTGTACCCTCATCTTATTATGCAGTACAATATTTCCCCAGAGACCATCAGGGAGACTAGACATACCAGTGCGAGCGTTGAAAGGATCTTAAACAAGGAGTGTGAATTTGATGGAGATTATGCAGTTTGTGCGAATGGAGCTCAATACAGGAAAGATGTGCGAGGCTTCCTTCCTGAACTTATGGACAAGATGTACGGGGACCGTGTTATTTTCAAGAAGAAGATGCTTGCCGCAAAGCAGCAGTATGAGAAGACACCGACGGAGGCACTGGAGAAGGAGATTGCTAGGTGTAACAATATCCAGATGGCGAAGAAGATATCCCTTAATAGTGCCTATGGTGCTATTGGCAACCAGTATTTTCGTTACTATAAACTAGCAAACGCAGAGGCGATTACTCTTTCTGGGCAAGTTTCTATC